GATGTAGCCGCGAAGAGCCTTCCGCTCTCGTGCATCACTGCACCTAACGGAAATCTTGCCGAACATCAGCATTAGCTGACGCACGGCATAGATGGAATCTCCGCACGGCGAATCGAGCAAACGACCAGTACCACGATCGAACACACGATCAAGGAAACCTCCGAGAAATCGGGGGAGACCGCCTCCAAAGGTAAAACCCTGGAAGAGGTCGTGATCCACCCGCCCGCGGTCGAGACTTTTTTCGAAGTCTTTACCGAAGGCTGGGAGAGTGATTGTCAAGAATGACAATCCTTCGTGTTCGAATCGACTCGTGACTGTTTTGAAGTCACGAGCGGTGCTCACATGACACAGCACGCCGAGTTCTCTCGACGTGATCATCCAGAGCTCTGTCAGGCTTTTCACCGTGTCCTCCTAATAGAGGTATTCGGTTCCTGCCTGCAGCTCGGGGATAAGGCGCGAGAACGCGAGCGACCAGAAGATAAGCAGAAGCAAGGCAAATGCAAGCCATGCCAGGCTGATTAAAACCAGCCAGACAAGAAGCTTGCACAAACCCGAACCTCTCCACACCTACTGGCCGCCGTTAGTTCTCTCCGCCCAGCAGCTTCGTGACATTCGCGCCAGTTGAGATTGTGAGCCAGGCGACAAGCCCGTCCACAATCTGCTTGGCCTCTGCAACGGTGTATCCGACCTTGGGTACATCGAACACCATGTAGGCGCTCATGCTGTATTCCAAGTTCTGAGACGTCAGCAGAGGGTCAGCGGCAACCTTTCGGTGCGTCAAACGCACCGTCCGGCGAGTCCGCTTTCCGTAAGAATGAGCCACGTCGAGAGTGACGGCCCCGTCGTTCGTCTTGAACGAACCGGTATTCACGCCTGAAGAGACGCGAGCCGGTGCGACGGTCCCGATAACGGGAATGACCACACTCTGCGGGTCTGCAAGAGCCACAGGAAAGCTCCTTTCGTTGGGTTGAGAAGACCCTGCTTGGATAGCAGGACTTCAAAAGGGAGGCTAGTCTATTGACTAGTCCTCTTGCCCCGGGACAATCCCAGAGCCGCAAGGATCGCTAACTGCCGATTTGACAAATCGACATCATCGATCCCGAATCCGTATGGATTTGCGCGGACTCTCTGTTTCCACTCAGAGACAACAAGTCGCTGAGAGTGACCAGAGTGTGTCCCGAAGCCATCCACGAAGGAAAAGCCTCCGGACACATGCTCAGAGACACGATGGTATCTCATTGCATACCCGTACTGCATCACCAAACCGTCGACACCCATGAGGGAGATGTTGTGAATCACATCTCCCGCATTGGTAAACCAGTCGACGGCCCACGACCACGGGGCTAAATTCCACACGAGCTCCGGAGTAATCCGGGTCCCGAACAAGTGGTTAGCCAGTGCCTCGTACCGCAGGAGACGACCATAAAAGCCGTCATCAATTGGTACGTGGTACTTGAACGCACCAGAGAACCAGAGATTTGTGTCTTCCTTGCGGGAGACCGTTGTCCCTGACTCTGCTATGTTCTGGCCGAACCATCTGCCAGTACCTGTGAAGATACTTGTAGATGAAACGCCCTGTGGAGTATACCGACGTCGGATCTTACGATCCGAATCTCTGACGTACTGATCAATGAGCTGTCGCGAGTTCCTCACGGATCTCGCAAAGTCCTGAAGATCAGACACCAGAGGCAGCCACCCGAACTCAACGTTCAGGTATTCACCACCTGCCCTTCTGGCATTGGTGGTGGAGTCCTTTAAGGAGCTGCCAGGAAGAGTCGGTAACCCGTCTCTACGCAATTCGCCGACGGCGGTTGCGAGTGACGCGTTGGGGTTGGTTGGAAGCACTCTTGCGATAGATGACGTTCCGAAGGCGTTCATCACGCTTCCGGAACCTGCGATCGCAGGACTCAAGCCAAGGGTATAACCCGAGACTTGTGAGAGACCTATAGTGCCACGCGTGAACGCAGCGCTAATAGTGGCCGTCTCAATGTGCTGGTCTGAGACTCTGTGAAGAGCCATAGGACCGCCAACGTCCGTGTCGGAGCTGAGCGGAGGAGGCCATACCCCAGTATGACACTGGGATATGATATCCTCCGTTAACGAGCTGTAAAACAGCTTGTCTGCTCCCCATGGCGCACCACCAGATGTCCGGGACTGATAAGTCCCGGCAATAGAAGTGAAGTCCCTGATTTTCTTTTCAGGGAGGTAGCTTCCCATCTGGCACCCCTACTAGTGGACGGATCCCCCTGATAGTCAAGGGGGGTGTTTTACAGTGCTGTGTGAGCACCGTGTGCTGGGAGCCTAACGGCTCG